GTGATCCCGCGCATTCAACACGTAGTCGTATGCCGCGCGCTCCAGTTCATCCGGCTCGATCTGATCGCCCTGCTTGTCGGTAATGATCTGGCCATTGCGTTCCGCCACGCTGGCCCAACCAAATACGAGGCGCTGATCGGCATCGGTTTTCTTGATCGTGAACGGCGTTGACCACTTCAACAGTGCTCTGGCTTCTTCGTCAGTTAGCGACTGACCATCGATCAGCACCGCACGAGTTCGGGGTTTGCGGCGCCGTTTCCAATCGGAGTTGCCCAACGCGGTGGTGGTATGGACAGAACTGACGCCGGGGCTATCTTTTATGACAGCCGCGAATGATAAGGCCGTCACGTCGCGGCCTCCGGTATCGTGTGTTCGGCACCCATCTCACGCAAGACGCGATGCAATTCCGTATCGTGCGGGTTCCAGGCGATCGGATCAGGACCGCGCGGCGGGATATAAAGATCGATCCGAGGTTCTGGGATCGTCGGCTGGCCACGCAACCTCCGGAGCTCGTTGTGGACGTTCCGGAACGCGGGAGACAGCCGGGGCCAATGGGCTTCCTCGTAACTCATGCCGCGACCATCCCAGCCCGCCTCATCCTGACCCGCTTCGCAACGCTCCCAAGCACCATGCGCTTGACCAGATCAGAGTTGCCGCTCGCGGCACCCAACGCGTCGGGATCGGTTGCCTCCGGCATGCCAGCCGCCTCTCTGATCCAGTTTTCCAGGTCGTCGTCCGGGACCAGCACGCCAGCCGCCGCGATATTCGCGATGAACCCCCCGAGCCCATCCAGATCGAGGCGCTGCGCCATATCAGGGATCATCTCAGGCATCAGGTCTGGCGGCAGATTATTGATCCGCCAAACCCGAGGGAGCAGATACCGGTTGAGCACGGCGGCGATGTTATTAAGCCAGCCCTCGATCGAGGCATAGAACATATCGACCTTCGTGACGGCGAGATTGTTCGTGCCCCGGACCTCGTGACCCATGACCAGAAAATCGGCCAGCACCGTCGTCATGATGTCCGTTTTGTATCGCGCGATCGAGACATCCGCGCTCAACCCGCCCCGCGTGCCGTGCTGCGGTGTCATCAATTCAAGCTGATACTGCCTGATCGATGTTGGTTTGCCATCCGCGTCCACGTACGGATCAGATGGCAGAATAACGCCCATCTGCTCGTCGATCCGCAGGTTGGTGACAATCTTTTTGTAGGCCGCGAGGGCCGCCACGGCACCAGGATTGGCTGGCGATCCATTTGGATTTACCGCGTTGGCCTGATCCGTAAGTGTGCTCGGCACGTACATGACCGGAAGTCCGGACATTCGTTCGAACAGGATCGCTTCTTGTTCCTGCAATCTCTTTACAAAGTAGTAACTTTGATACGCGTTGCGCAAAATGCTGCGCCCCTCCGGATTCCCCTTGTGCGCGCTTGGCCGGAACAAAACGAACTTCTCGATCGGGAGATCGATCATCGCCCCGACCCACGGCTGTTGCGTTACCCCCGTGATCTGGCCGTTGGCATCAAAAAACCATTTCAGGATCGTTTCCTGGCCCCGGATCGGCAGGCGCCGCAGCCCAATCAGCCCATCGTTGTAGCGACTTGTCGGACGATCGCCGTATGATCTTCGGCCAATCCTCCGCTTGTAGACTGTCTCGTGAATGGAATATCCGAATGGCAGCATCGACAACGCTTCGTCGATAAAATCTTCCCAGGTATGCGACATATCGTCGCGCAACGAATTAACGAACTCAGCCGCAGCTTTCGCATCTGGCGTGTCGGTCGCTGGTTGAACGCGCCACTCGACTTTGCGCATCGCCTGTGTGATGGCGAACAGAAGGCCGCCAACGGTGGCGCTGTTGTCGCGCATTTCGCGGTAGACACGAGCTGCTTCCCGGCCTTGGAGTTGCGGGAGAAATTCCTCTCGCATCCAACCGCCGAACTGGCGGAGGCCGTAACTGCCAACATCCTTGAAATTCATGGATGCCGAGAATTGCGGGAGACCCCACCCGCCCGAAGAGTCGGTTGTCGGATCGGACGCCTTGGCGAACGGTGTCACTGCCACGGCGTTACTCCATGTCAGTGCCCGCCGCGTATGACGGGTTGCCAGGCCAGACCCGTTGGACGCCAGCAACGAATGGCATGACGATTTTTGGTTTCGGTGGGCCGCTGTTGAGCACGTTGAACGCCCGGCTCAGCGCATCGACCTGGTCGTCTTTCGATGCCGATGGAAATCCGCTCAACTCGTCCAGAAACACCGCGTTCCATGGCGCTTTGAGGACCAACAAATTACCGACGCCGCACTGAGCCGCGACCGCCGTTGCCCTGACCGCTTTGTCCCCATCCTCACGACTGACATGGACATCATATCCGGCCAGTTTACCCGCGAGGTTGCGGGACTGTGATTTCCCGGCCTGGCCAGGGTCTTGCGGCAGGCTGATCTTAACCGTTGGGCCATCCTGGCTTGCCGTCGCCAGAATCATCTTCTCGACACCGGACGGATCGAGTCGGTCTCGCGCCACATCCGCGACGATCCATCGGCCATCCGGCAACCGTGCCAGTTTGAGCCCGACAGTCCAGTCCGGATCGCGGGTGCCAACCTGGGCCGTCGCGGCGAGGTCCCAGGCTCGGATGAACGTGGCGCCAGATGGGATCGCGTCAATCGCAATGATGAGGCCGGTCTTGAAAAGCGCGCCTTCCGTTGGGCGGGGGCGCTGTTGATAGAGGGCGGCCCATTCGCGGGTGGCGCCGTTGGTCTCGAATTCCGAGCAAAGAGCCTTTAGTTCGCTCGCGTAGTCGTACGCATCGTCACTCCACAACCATTCGCCGATTTGACGCCCCAGAGGGTCATTTTCCTCCGCGATGGCCGGGAGTTTAAGAATCGTCCACAGGCCGGGCTGTTGCTTTTCCAGCAGGCCGCCGAGGTCAGATTCGTGCCATCTGGTCATGATCAGCACTATCGCGCTGGCAGGTTTTAGTCGGGTCCGGAGATCAGAGATAAACCAGTTCCATGTCCGCTCGCGAACTGTCTCGCTTTCCGCGTCCTGGCGCGATTTCACAGGATCATCAATAATCGCGATATCGGCTCTGCGGCCAGTGATTGGGCCACCAACGCCAGCCGCTTTGTATTCGCCTCCCGTAGTGGTGCGCCACGATTGCACACTTTCAGTGGCGAGGCGATAATTCAACACATCCGCGTTGTCGCGAATCACAGTCATCACGCGCGCGGAGAACAATTCCGCGAGGTCCGCCGTATGGCTGGCGCCGATCAACGAAAGGTTGGGTCGCCGATTCAAAAACCACACCGGAAACAGTGTCGATGCGTATCGGCTCTTGGCTGACCCTGGCGGCATTAAAACCATCAGGCGACGGATTTTCCCATCCGCGACGGCCTGTAGATGGCGGATCAGAAGGCGATGGTGAGCCGCAGGATATTCCCCGGTTGGAGCCTGAGCCTCCACGCAAAATGACTGAAAGTCACTCCGGATCAGTCTCCGGCTGTCTTCCTCCAGTTCCGCCCATTCCGCCGGGTTGAGGCTCGCCAGGAACTGCTGGCGTTGCAGCGGTGGCAGCGAAGCGAGCGATGCGGTCAGAGAGGCGTTCATGGGTTAGGTTCGCCTCGATCGGGCCGCCATTGGGGCCGGTATGCGCTACGACGGACTTATCGCCGTATTCCTCTCGCAAAAGCCTGGCCGAGAGCCATTTCCGGTTTTCGCTTCGTAGCTGGCTGCGCCGGATCGATTCTCCGTTCTCGATATAGCCAGGGTTATCGGGATCGTTCCGGCGCATCCAATCGTTCGAGCCGTCGTCTGAAATTTCCAGCAACTCGTCAATCTTGCACTCAACGTGCAACGCGCGGGCGCGCGTGTAGCGCGCGGAAAACCCCTGAACGTCATCATACCGCCAACCACGGACTGTGCTGGCAGCGGGGAAACGATCATCCCTACAAATCACGTTCAGGTATTCGCCGGCCGCGAACCTATCCAGGATTTCCGCCGCGATTTCAGGGGTGTAAAGCGTCGGCCTTCCTCGCGGGCGACTCTCGTCGTCCGGCATTCAAACCATCCATTTCCTGAGACTGGGCGCACAACCGCACCGTGTCAAAACGATACGCATGTTTGTAATGCGATTGTCAACGGGTAAAATCAGGCATGAACCGATAAATCGTATTCCGATCGGGCCGGGGCGATGGTCAGAATGTGGCTGGTACCCCGGTAAACCCTGATCGGCGGGTTGTAAAACATGCTCAGCCGGGTCAGCGCGTTGCTGAGCCAGCGAAGGGCGTCCTCGGCGGTGTGGCCTTCCTGGTAGGCCCAGGCAGCCAACGGGACGGCATCCAATACAACGCGGCGCAGGATCACGGAAAACGCCCCGGCATAGGCCAACGCGGCGGCGAGGCGCGTCCTGGCCTGGATGTGGACGATCATACCGATGTCCTGCCCAAGGATGGGTTGGTCGCCACCTCCGCCGCGGTCGCCACCATAATCAGCGATTCGCGCTCCGGCACCTGATTCCGCCTCGCGGTGGTCCTGCTGGAGTTTACGGGCCGCGGCGCGTTGCCGATCGGATAGGCTTTCCGAGGCCAGCGGGTCCACACGGGAGATGGAATTGCCAGAGACGGCGAGTCGGGCGCCCATGACGACGTAACCCGCTGGGGTCACAATCGGTTTCCGCAGCGCCGCCGACACAACCGACTCGTCGTGCCGTTCCTGGGATTCGGCCGCGAGGCGGATGCGTTCGGCCTCGGCCAGCGCGGCTATTTCATCCCGGAGGCGTTTGCGTTCCCGGTGCCGGGCTACTCTTTCGCGGTTTTTCGCGCGTTGAGAGGCGCGTTGGGCGGTAACGGCGTCGCGATCGATGATGGTAGCGGCCTCGGCGATCGTCGCGCTCATGCGTGAAATTCACCCGCGAAAATCCCCGGCGGCGTTGAAGAGCCGCCGGGGTGAGTTTGGGAGGAGGCGCCTAGCAAGCGCGGGGATCGTGCGGCGGGGCGAGGGGTAGTGTCAAGGGGGATAGCGGACATAAGAACGGGACCAGCTACGGTCCCGTTCGGCTATCGGGGCTGGATTGCCCGCGATCAGATCAGAGTCGACGGCTGGTCAGGCGCCGGCGAACGCAGCCGAGATTTGGATAAGATTATAATTCAAAGCAGCAGAGCCACTACGTCGCTTCATCTCCCGTTCTCCATTCACATACCCAGGATCGCCCCTGGGCTGGCAGCAACGAAAAGCTAATGCCCCACGCTGATACTGTCTATCGTTTTCCAGCTCGGCGGCACAGGTTTGGCCAGTATTTCGACCGCGC